CCCAGGCCATAAAATTATTTTCCCATTCGCATGGCAACGCTTCTTCCGCTTTCTCTTCATGGTTTCTGTCCTCCAAATACTAATTTACAATCGTTCCAGCATTTTGCTGAATTCTTTTGATGGCTTCTTTACCTGCCCCCACGCCAGCTCTGCGCCACAGTATGGACAGCATTTATATTCTTTAGCCACACCCATTCCACAGGTGCAATTATATTCTGGTTCTGGCGCTTCCGTCCCCTGTACGAAATAAGCTACAATTTCTGGCACAACTATCTTAATCAATCTCATCCTTCTCACTGCATCACCTCAATCTTAATTCTGTGCCTGAATCCAATCCCTGTACCGTTCTGCATCGTGGATAATCGCGTTGAGCACAGGGGTAATCTCTTTCAAAATGTCGGTGTCTTTCTCACGGTACATTTTTAACCTCAGCTCGCAAAGCTGTTCTAATCCTGTCTCGATATCTCTCTCATAATCCAGTTCATCATCGTACAATTGCGCATAATCTTTCATTCTGCACCTCCTAAACGTCAATTATCTATTGATAAACCACAAATTCCGAATCTTCTTGCACTTCTTGCAGTAAAACTCATGAACACTCAAAGCAATGCGAAATCTGGTTCCGTGAAACAATACAATTCTTTCTGCCATACAAATAGATTCCGGGTAATGCATTTTTAGACACTTACTTTTCCGCATTCTGCATCCCCTTCCCATGTGATCTTTACTCCCGGCACCGCAATACACCTCGGCTGCCCCGGCACCATTTTAATGATCCCCGCGTCTGCCATCTGCTTGAGATGCAATTGTACACTGCTCGTGCTCTCCAGCCCTACGCCTTCCCCGATTTCACGTACAGAGGGAGGCCAGCCGTGGGATATGGTGTACTGTACAATGTAATCCCTGATCTGCTCATGACGCTCTTTCATGGTCTGTCGCCTCCTAAAATCTGTATTCATAGAAATCTGCATCTTCCACGTACCAGTCCTCTCCTGTACGGTAAATCCTCACCCTGTCAAGCTGCTCGTCAGTCAAATCTTTCCACCCTGGCACATTTCTCAACATGTTTCGTACATAACCACGCCGTAGTTCAATCTCATCAGCAGTCATGGACTTTCCCATGTGTTGGTCTTCTCCCACACGATACCTTGCCAGCTTTCTTGCCGCTTCTTCATTCATTTCTGGTCCTCCATCATCGGAAGGGCTGCTTCAGGCTGTATTCCTGCCTGCTCGATTTTTAAATGTTCTGGCATTTTGTGAAACTCGACAGCTCGTCGCTGCTCTGCTTCATAGGCTCCACGGAACTGTGCTTTCAGTGTGTTCACCTGATCATAAGGTGATTGGCATATGTTCTGCCAGCCGGTACGCTCTACAGCCCTACGTACTGGACCGCTGAGGCTTTTCAGTGCCTCCGCCTCCCTCATATATCCGTAGCGCCTTACAGCCATGTTGACCTCGCCCCACGCTTCGTCAGCATCGGGGATACGCGTTTCCATCAAATCTGCCGCATACAGTCTTAAGTCTGATATTGCAGGTGGAAATTTGTTAGACAGTGCGTATTTCTTGAGAGCCATTATAGCAACCTGAAAAGGAATATCTCCCAGTAGTTCATACCACCAGTCCATCTGATCTCCCGTTGCCAGCAGGTTGTCTTTTGGATATGCTGTTTTTATCCGATCTGCAAATACGGCAAATTCCTTTGTGTTCATTCCTCTCCTCCTCTTGACATCGCCCAGTTATACATCATTTCCCGGCTCTCGTTTTGCTTGTCCTGCTGTTTCCCTACAGGGCTGTATGATGGCTCTGGCCTGTTACTGTAATTGCCGTCAAGCACCTTAGCCATATTACCGTCACTGATAAGCCAGTCAAATGTCGCTGACCAGTTTTTATTATTTTTGCCTTTTAAAAATTCACTCTGCTCTGCAAGTTCAAAGAGTTTACGAAAATCATCTGCCGTATAGCCGCTGTTAAGCCTTGCCCCAATTGCCCGACGCCGTTTGTCTGACAGCTTTGTCACATGGGGGTATGATTTGCAAAGCGAATTATACAGAGTAATTATCTCTTGATAATTACGATTATCTTTTTTCTTTCCTTCTTTCTCTTCTTCAAGTTCTTCCCTTTTTTCTTTCTTTCCTTCTTCTATTGTTGTTAATAGACTGTTAATAGAGTGTGCCTTGTCTGTGCATTGACTGGTATCAGACTGTTGATTGACTGTGGTTTGACTGTTAATATCCTGATACAGGCTGTAGTTATTTACCGTAAATACGCTGTATTTGGACTGTGTTTTGACTGTGATTTCTCCTGTTGACGTCAAATGTTTTAAAGCAGTCCGTAACTCATTAATTGTAAGGTCGCATTCCTCGCAAAGACGCGGATAAGAAGAAATAAAAGAACCACGCGGAACCGTTGTACCTTCAAACCTTCCCTCTTTCCAGTTTGCTTTCAGTAACATGTGAAGGAATAGAACCTTTGTATTGATATTCCGATACCACTCCCATTCGAGAATGTTCCGGCTTATTTTTATGTAGTTTCCATCTCCTCCCAAAATATCACTCCCGTTCTTCAATCAGTACTTCGATGCGAGGTTCATTTCGATCACAGAAAAATTGGTCCGTAAACCCTATGACGTAGTCCCACCCATCATCTTTCAGCACACCGCATTTCACAAGTGCGTCCTGGATCACCTTCCTGCCAAAGCTTGACACATTGTCATGGTCCCTCCGCTTATTTGGCTCATACCATGAGAATTTAAGGAACACGGGCTTTTCTATATGTAACCGCCGTAACTGCTGTCTGATCGCCCATATGACGGTTTCCTCGTTGTCTTTCTTCATCTTCCCACCCTTATGCGGGTTTGTCCGGTTTGCTGCTGTATAGTCATTCAGGCCATCGAGGCGGCCAAATATCACCAACTTATATTCCATAGGCTCCTTTCCCCGGTACCGCCCCTGAAATAGGCAGTACCGGTAATACCAATGGCATGTCGTGACACATGCTTGTATGTAATTCCCTTTCGGGATCACAAGGCTATAAATAGCTTTTTCCATACCTTGCACGGAATAGTTCTCTTCCCATCGGAACCATTTTCAATGCCAATTCTTTTTCATATGCCATCTGACCAAGCATCTTTGAAAGCTTTTCAGCCATCGGGTTATCATGGATTCTGCTGTTAACTTTTCCTGCGGTATGGCAGTTGTTGCAAATAGGAACCTTAAGACAGTCTTCATCCGCCAGTTCTCGATTTGCCGATCCGAAAATAAGGTGATGTTCACAATCGGCAGGGCGGCCGCAGAAGAAGCAGTGATCCATATCATCGGTTAATAATGATATCATTGCTTACACCTCCCCTAAAAGTTCTGTAAAGTGTATTGGTCTCATCAATACCTTTGTGTGTTTACAGTAATCACAGAGACCGCATCTGATCGGCTCTACTTCTCCGTTCTTCAGCGCTACGATCTTCGGTGTGTTATTTTCCACCTCAATCAGCTTTTCACGTAAATGGTCGTCTGGAATCCATATCAGTTCTATATCGGTTTCCTCTTCTTTCGAAGCGGCCGCAACGAAGAACGGAAGACGCTCTCCGGTATTTTGATAGACTACTTCCTGATAGACTGCCGCCTGGAGGTCATAACCCCAGTACTCTATGAAATTCATATAGCCGTAATCTTTCGTGTACTCCGCCTTATGCAGTTCTCTCATGACCTTCAGGTCCACAATGGCCTTACCAGGCAAATAGCTGTCAATTTTTATCTTCCACGGACTCCCGAACATGTCTGCCGTCATAATAACCTGTTTCTCTCCGCCCATGAATTTCATAAAAAGATCATCACGCTCAATTCTATTGATGATTTCTTCGGCCTTGCGATACTCGGCTTTCAATGCTCCCTGTTTCGTGAAAATTTCTGGGTTCTGTGCCTGGAACAGACTAAGAGTCCCTTCAAAGTGAGCGTCTACATAAGACCCAACCATAAGCGCCGTGGTCTTTTTCATTTCCCACTCTCCGTTTAATTTTGCCATAGCTTCAGCCTCACAGGCCGGGCGCCCAATAGTTCCCATAAAGTTCTTGTACTGGCTGACCGAGAGATATTCCCGGTCAGCTTCCTTACTAAAATAATTTTCTGCTGTTAAGATCATGCCTGTGCCTCCTTCTCTTTCTCACCAAAGATATCGGGGATTTCAGGAATGTCTTTCTCCCGGATTATATCCTCAGCTTCCCCCTCAACAGAACACCCAAGGAGGGCGTCAGGAATGTAGACGCGGGCAAAGAATGCACTAGCGCGATACGCAAGCATCAGTTCCGGCATTGTCTGCCATTTTGATGTTTCATTTCCGTAGCGGTCGATCTTAGAGAACCACTTTTCAGCTTTGGCCACCCCTATTGTAATTTCAGGACCACGGACAAGTTCACCTGTAGACCGCCTTATAGCCTCTATATGGCACCCCCATGTATTTGTGCCTGCTTCCCCTGTATATACTGGCTTAACGTCCTTAAACTCAGTATTAGACTTAATCAGCGACATGCAGGCCTGTCCACTCCATGAAGGTTTTCCTTTCACAACATAGAGATTCTGCATAACAAACATAGGACTTACATGCATCCGGTTTGCCATGTCAATGGCAATCATGCAGTCGGCCGGCTTGTTCTGGTAGTTCTGCGGTATAATTTCTGTACTTGCGAAAGCCTCCGCCATCTTCATCAGCATTTTAAAATTCGATTCGTTGTTAAATGGGTTTGCAAGCGCTGTATTTTCAACATTCATAATCTCTTCCATGGCTTCCTCCTATAATTCGACTACGGTTAATTCTGGTTCATCAGTTGTTCTTGTGGCAATGAACTGTAATCCCTTTTCCTTACATTTCCGGTATAGTTCGTTCCTCATATCAGATGACAGCTTCTCTACGCCATCAATAAGAATGATCTGCAATCCGTTCGGTTTCTGGATAGCTACGTCGATGCAAAGATCCAGTTTCTCGCCATCGGAAAGGTTACTGATTGGAAGTCCGTGGATTAAAGGAATGCCATCTTTTACCGTAAGTCCATCAATCGGAATGGTTGCTTCCTGAAGGATTTCCCCCGGAAGTTCCCTTGCCTTCTCGATTTTATCGGTCAAGGCTTTGGATTCTGCCGCCAGTTTCTCAACCTCTGATTGCAGGTTCTCCATGCGGCGGTACTCATTTAAATGGCCCTTCATTTCCTCGGCATATTCGGCCTTCTCGGTGAGCTCTGCGGTACTTTTCACTTCTTTGCTGGCATATTCTTCGTATTGGGATAGTTCTGCATCATACTTAGCCACGTTCGTTTTATAGGTCTGCTCCGCTAGGCTGATCTTGTCCTGTTTCTTCTCATTGAGCCCTGACAGTTCCTTTTTGCATGACCTGATCTGCTCCTCAAGAGAGGCAATCTGTTCTTTAAGATTAGTCTCCCGCCGGGTAAACTCCTTCTCGATGGCAGACAATTCGATCTCTCTGTCCGCTTCAAAGGCTCTCATCTTATTGCTACGACTTTCAAGCATCCGTTTTGCCTTTTCGATTGTCTCATTCTCTTTACGAATCTTCTCGATCTCCCGGTAAAGCTCTCCGACATTCTCGTTATCCCACTTCTCGGCATCGTACCCGGCCGGGATCACATCCGCGATATCTTCGATAAATGCTCTTTTGTTACGGATATCCCGGTTAATATCCTGCCGGGTCTGGAAGTACTCGCCGTTTTCGGACTGGATATCATGGAGTACCTGGAGAATGTTCTGGTCATATGACACCCAGCCTGGGATCTCTCCGAACCATTCCCGGATTTTGTTCATATCCCATGGGTAGTCAATCATATCCAAGATAATCGCATTCTGCTTTTTTCTGTCCATTGCCATAAATTCTACCGGGGATAGCTGCAACGGGGTGAAGATATCCTTCAAAAAAGTTTCAGGGCTTCCGACTTCGTGGCCGTCTTTTTTCACGCTCTTGTAATCTGCCTGGTTTGTTCTGATCTTACGATCAATCCGCAGCCCATTGTCAGTTTCAATTAAAATTTCCCCTTCTGTCTCCCCGTCCCTTACGATGTACTCGCGATCAGAACGGTTTGTTAGCGCCAGACGGATCGCATCAATTACAGAAGTTTTACCGGCTCCGTTTCTGCCGGAAAGTTCTACGCTCTGGCCGTCTGCTTCGTACTCTTTAATACCAAAAAGATTCTTGATCTTTATTTTTGTTAATTTCACGCTTGATTTCCTCCAATGCCTCATATATAATGAGGATGAAAATTTGTTTTCTATTTACCTGAGCCATGGCAGTTCGCACCTGCCGGGCTCTTTTTCTTATCCTTCTTTTCTGCCTTGCTAAAGCAGGCTATGTCATATATATCCATTACTTCCGCAATAGCTTTCGTGTACGCCGATTTCTCGCACGCCGGTGCCTGATTCCGTAGAGTTTCAAGCCGGTAAATTATATTGAGTATGATTTTATGCACTCTGTTCACCTCCCAAAAATTTATTGATAAAATACTGCTGACCTTTTCCGGTAACTTTTGGCGTCCTGGTCGTTACATTACAGCCGTTTCCGTCCAGATGAGTACTTTCTTTGATTTCAAACAGCCCCATCTCCATAGACCGCTGCGTTGGCATGTTCCAGTCTGCGCCTTTACGCCTGATCAGATATCCGTTATCGCGGAGCCATGTAAAAAGCCGTTGGGCGCCCATATCTACACCGTTCTGCTTTAATAGCTTTGCCATATCTCCCACGAGGATTGATGTATGACTCGCCGTAACAGCATCGGCAAATATTTCTTTCGGCCTCATTCGGGTGATATCGCTCTGTAGCCGGTTGATTGTCTGATCTGCCATCTTTAACGCCCGGGCGAAGACCTGTTCCGGTGTATTCCACGCTTTTTCCAAATCCAAGAGATACTGCCGCAACTCCATTCCTTTATTTGTTCTCTGCAACATACAAATCTGTTTTGCCATATCCACAGACAGGTCGTAATCTTCGACTTCCCTTCGTACATCTCTTGTACCCTCGGTTTGAACCCGTACTTTTTTGTTCGGGGTTGAAAAATCACTGCCCTGCTCAAAACCATATCCGCGGTACCTTTCAAACCATTTACTAAAACGTTCGGTTCCTTTTGTTCCTCCGTCTTCGGAAAGCAGATCATATAAATCCCTTGCCGACACCGTAGGTTGTCCGCTCTCGTAGCTTATTTTCATTAGCTCATCCACTTTCTCACCTCCTATCGCAGCGCCTCCAATCGTGCGCAAACTGCTAAAATGATAATCACTCCAGCCACAAAGATAACCGCCGGCATCAGCCACCGCTCCGTTACTTCCAGCAGGCGGGATCGGCTGTCGTCCTCGAAGTCGTCGAGGTCTGTGTAATACTTCTGCATCGTTATCTCCCCCTTTTTCTACTCTGCCCGCCATGCTACCCTTTTGCTTCTTCCGCTAGTTTAAGCAGATAAGCATCCCACTTTATAACGTCTACCTGCCACTCGCGCCCTACTCGGAAGGCCGGAGAGCCTTTACGCTTGAACAGGGCCGCTATGGTGTCGTAGCTCTTGTTATGGCGGACCATACAGTCTTTGATGGTTAATATCTGGCCGTCCCCCATCTTTTCTCGCCTCCTTTTCATCCTCACGCATCACTTTAAGTGGATTTCGCAGACAAAAAAATATTATCTACAGGTATTCCATAAATATTAGACAACATGTTTAAGTCTGCAAATGACGGCATAGCCACTCCTTTTTCCCAATTAATTACCGTTCTTTTACCGATTTTCATCATATTTGCCACTTCTTCCTGCGTCAACTTGGCATTTACTCTCGCTGCTGCCAAGCTAATTTGTATCACTTCTGCCACTTTTCGCACCTCCTTCCTTTATTCTGGAATTAGTATACCATCACTTTAAGTGTGTGTCAACACTAAAAGTGATATATTTTCATTTTTATGTTGCAACTTTTTCACTTTTGGTGTATTATAATCTTAAAGAAGAAAGGGGTGTAAAAATGCCAGAACAAGAATTTAATGCTGTATTTTCTAAACGACTTCGATATTATCTAAGTAAATATGAAATAACACAGGCCGAATTAGCTAAGCACTTAGGCGTCGGAACCACTTCTGTATATAATTGGTGTAATGGTATAAAAACGCCCAGAATGGACAAAGTTGACGCAATGTGCGATTTGTTCAACTGTAAACGGTCTGATCTGATTGAAGAAAAAGACGATTCTAATGACCGTTATTATCTCAACGACGAAACCGCTCAGGCTGCCCAGGAAATATTCGAGAACAAGGAACTTCGCGCATTATTCGATGTTCAGCGCGACATGGATGCAGACGATCTTCGCGCCTTACACAATATGGCGCTCGCTTTGAAAAGAAAGGAACGTGGTAACGATGACACCGGATGTTAATGTCGTCTTACTTGATTTCCCAGCTCCTGGGAATGAAATGGTTTTTGAAAATGAAGATGATAGCTTTACGATCATGATTAACGCACGGCTATCATATGACGAACAGCTCAAAGCCTATCGCCATGCCATGCGTCATATTGAAAATGATGATTTCCAAAAAGAAAACGTACAAACTATAGAAGCTGCCGCGCACGCTGCTATTACAATTCCTGTAGAGACTCAACCGATGTCCGCTAAAAGATTTTTGCAGCGTCTGAAAAAAATCCAAGCCGAACAGAAAAGGATACAAAAAGAGCTAAAGCAGCTAGAAGAACACCTTGAAGTTGTACGAAGCATGAAAGGCTTCGATGATTTTGAACTGGCTGATAGTCAGCAATGGTATGGTAGCAGCTTATGATTAATGACCATTAGATTAAGCAATATCTTGGAGTGCATTAATGGAACAGACACTTTATTTTAAGAATGGTATTTTATACAAAATTGATCCCAACGATGGTAGAAATTATTATCAAGCAAGATTTTTTATCTCTGATGGAGAAAAGTATGATTTTGAAAATAAAGGAGATATTGAAAGGTTACCAATTCCAAATTTTTCAAGACAAAATGGTCCATTCCCAGATGTAACAAAATGTTTGGATTATATTGTACGCATGAAAGCAGGACATTTTTATATAAGACACGATTTTGAACTTTGCTCAACTTGTCTAAGAAAAATGATCGAACTTATGAAACATAGCACGATTTTATGGGGAGAATATGATTACTATAGAATTGTCCAGTGGAATATAGAGATGGGATTTTTTGAAGAAGCAGAGAGAGCGGAGCTTGACTTAAATAATTTTCTATATCATACACCAAATAAAGTTTTTTTAAGAAGTAATGTTGTCAATACTCCTGAGTTAATTCAAGAACAGCAAGAGCGTCAAAAGAAAAATCGAGATCGAAAAGAATATTATCATATATTTTATCAACTTCCAGAACATGCGCCCAAATCCTTTGGTGCATATCGAAGAATGAAAAATAGAAACTCAAAAAATTTCCAGGAACTCATGCAAGTAGCTGAAGAGGCTGGAATTGATATTGAACTTTAACCAGAAAGCCTTAATGCTATCACCCCCTATTGTGAATTGAAACAAGAAAGGAAGTGCCCTTCATGCCATTGCCAGACAAGAAAACATACTCATCAGAAGACTACTGGAATCTCCCCGAAGGTGACCGCGCCGAACTGATCGACGGCCAGCTCTACGCCATGGCACCGCCCAGCAGGAATCACCAGAAGCTGATTGCCGCGTTTACGAAGATTCTCGGCAACTACATTGACAGCCATCGCGGAGATTGTGAGGTATACCCAGCGCCATTTGCTGTAAATCTTGATGCCGATGACAAAAACTGGGTAGAACCTGATATCTCTGTGATTTGTGACAAAAACAAACTTTCAGATCGTGGTTGCAATGGCGCGCCAGACTTCATTATTGAGATAGTCTCACCTTCAAGCAGAAAAATGGATTACACTAAGAAAAATGCTCTTTATTCCGAAGCAGGTGTACGCGAATATTGGATTGTCGATCTCGCCAAAGAACGTACCACCATCTACCACTATGAAGAAGATGCTGCACCAATCATCATCCCATTTAACGAAAAAGCCGAAGTTGGCATTTATGAAGATTTGAGTATAATAATTTCAGAATTAATTTAGCATGAAAAAAGCCCCAGGAGCTACCAACTCCCAGAGCTTTCCAACACACATATCAGCCAGAGCCGATACACATGCCCTCAACAAGCATATTGTATCACAGCTCTGGCAAAAAATACAGGGCTATTTTTATGCCCTTTCGAAAGAAAGGAGAAGTATTATGCCTAAGAAACGTAAAGATGGAAGATACTCCAAGCAGGTAACCATCGGTATCAAAGACGGAAAACCAGTCCGTAAAACAATTTATGGCAGCACTATCAAAGAATTAGATAAGAACTATCGTGATTTTATGAGTCTTATGGACAAAGGAATCATCTTACAGGAACAGAACACCACCTTTAAAGAATTGTCTGAATTATGGCTTACAAACGAGAAGCTCGGAAGCGTTAGAGACCAGACAATAAGTACGATTAAAGGTCAGTTAAGTACCGTTAACAGCTATATCGGAGATATAAGAATCAAAGACTTACGGATGTCGCACATTGAATCGTTTCGAAGCTATATGATAAAATCAAAAAAACTGGCCCAGTACAATCTGTGCCTGTCCCGAATCAAAGCAATCGTCCGTTATGCAGTCCAGAAAGACATTATGGCAAAAGATATTACTGCTGGAATGAAGAGAGTCAAAATAGACAAAAAACCAAAGCGCGCTCTTACGTCTGAAGAACGTCTGTTATTTGAAATAGCAGACCTTGATAGTTTTGAGCGCTGCTTCATCAACCTGCTTCTCTACACTGGCTTAAGAAAGTGCGAAGCGCTTGCATTAGATGTAAAAGATATCGACTTAAAAAAGAATCAGATTTACGTTTCTAAAACATTGGTTGCCAGTAAGAAAATCAATACCTGCCTGCAGGAATACACAAAGACTGCTGCCGGACTCCGCCAGATACCGATTCCCGCCCCGTTGGCAAAAATCCTTTTCGAATTCATAAAAGGCCGATCGGGAATTCTTTTTCCCTCAAAAAGCGGCAGATATATTTCTACCCTCGATTATAAATGGGAAAAAATACTTAAAAAAGTTCAGGCTGTATCAAGCACCCCTCTATCAGATGATATCACGCCACATATTTTCCGGCACACCTATGCCAGTGATTTATACAAAGCAGGTGTTGATATCAAGCAGGCTCAGTATCTCCTCGGACACGATGACATTAAGACCACGCTTGACACCTACACCCATTTTGGATTTTTCGATGTGGAGCCGGATAAACTGGAGGATTACTATAATGCAGTCAAAATGCAGTCAAACGATAATATCATACCCATGAAACATGCATAAACAGGGCATTTCTTAAGAATGCATTAATTTATTACGATTTAACAGTACATGTTTTTAACATCTAGCAATTACGTTGTTTTTGGCTTAAAACCGTGCTTTTTGAGATATTTCACGCGCTAACTATCACTAACTAAATGCAGTCAAAACTAAGTGTTATGCAGTCAAAATGCAGTCAGAGAATGATACAATATGCTTATGCATTTAGATGGTACCAAACAGGCCGCCTAATCAAAATAATCAAGTGAAATAATATAACTGAATGGAGATGAAAAGATGAACCGAACAGATGAATTATTTTTTGAGATAATTGAGACCTACCAGCGCCATGCCCAGGCTGTCAAAAATGCAAAATACCAGGAGATCCGCGAGATGGCGGAAATGATAATCGATGTGGATATATCATCTATGTGGTTTTTGACACAGCGGATACCAGATACCAAATGACGGCTGATGTAGGAGATAGGGCGGAGCTAATGGGGGAGCTGCCGCCCTGCTGATATGAGCATACTTATATAACGTTTTTCGGACCGTGGTGTGACGCAAAGCAGGAAAAAGGGCAGTATGTGACATCATCCAAGAATATGCCCCTCGGCCATATTGTTTTTCTTAACATTTTTTGTTGCAATGTCATTTACTTTCTCCTTGATGTTATCTTTGGAGAAAAAATTTCTTTTTTCAATGTAGAATACTGCTTCGTCATGCATCTCAAAAAGCTGACTGAATCTATTTTCTACGAACTCGAATCCCGCTAGAAGCTCTGGATATTTTCCCCACACTTCTTTTCCTTCTTTTACATATTTTATGGCAGTATTACGAATGTCTTCAGCCCATGCGATCTGCTTCGGGGTCCCTTTCAGTTCTTTCATCGTTTCTTTAGCTTCCCTCCATGCCTGCTTGAGAGCCTCGCTCATCGCAGTGCCTGCCTTCTTAACCAGTTCCCATGCTCTTTTCATTATACTACTTAAGTTATATTTTTTCATTTTGTTTTCTCCTTGTTTTTTTATTTTCCTGTTCCTTATGATCTTATTATATACTATAGCGCCCTATATTTCAATATACACATTCGCTAAAATTAGCGCACTAATATTGTGCAGTATGTATATAGCGCGCTAAACTATTTTTTGTTACACTATAATAAAAGGAGGGCTTAAATATGGCATATAGCGAAAAGCAAAAAGAATACACAATGAAATATCTGGAAAAATTAAAAGAGATCAGATTTCGAGTTAGACCAGAAGAATACCAGAAGTATGAGGAAGCTGCTGAAAAAGCAGGATATCCAAGTATGCGACAATTCTATATGGATGCGATAGATGAGAAAGTAAATAAAATTTTAAATTTAAGGGAATAAGGAAGTAAGGGAGAATTATGTTTGACGAAAAGCATGGGATAGAAACGAATGGATTGAAAGTAAAGTAGTTGAAGAACATTTTAACATGACTTTTGGTGAATGCATGGAAGAGTTTGGTTTTAATCGTGAGGTTGAATGGAATAAACCTCCTTTGAATGGCCAGAAGATAACTACGTACTTTAGAAAGCATAAATAAGCTTTAAATTAGTGCGCTAATTGCATTGACATATAGTGCGCTATATGATATAATAAAAATAGTTAAAGAACATCTTAACTAATCGCCGAGGCAAGCCGGAGGAAGGAGGGTCATATGAACGTGAACATGTCAGAAGCGGCAAGATTAATTTTAGGATTGAGAGACGCCGGGTGGAATGAAAAAGATATAAATGATTTTATCCTTTTTATCGAAACCGGAGAAGAGAAATACAAACCGAAACAAAAAAATAAACCTACAGAATAGGCTTAAGAAAAAAGACAAGGGAGGGCGGGCTTGCCACCGCTCCCCCATCTATCAATAGAATAACATGAAAATTATATTTTGACAAGGCTCTTAAAGAGCCAAATTTAAACTTTGCAATGCTACGATAACGTAGTACAATAATACAATAAGGAGAAATACCATGATAAAATTAGTAGGAGAAGGACACGTATTGATTAAGGAATTCCAGACAGAGGAAGAAGGTCTGGACTACATGCGGAAAAACAAAGATGACCTAATGTGGTATTACAGCTATTATGAATTAGTAGTTCCAGGTGAGAAAACAATATGGGCTGTTTCTGATACCCTCATCAGCGATGCAGAGTTTAGGAAGCAAGTAGATGCAAAAATAGCAGAAAAACGTGACAATAACACCCTGCCGGAAGAAGGATGGGGAGATGAGGAGGAAATATAATGTATACAGATATGTTTGCAGACAGCTACAAACAGGCTTCCTATGACATAGGAAGCAATGGATACAAGATTCTAAAGACGCCAAAGTGGCAAGGGATCATTAAGGCCACGGCCATCATGCAGTACAATAACGGCCTTGTCAGGATGCGCTGGCTTGATGCTGAGGGGAAGATTGTTGCCGAGCACAGAGGTCTGCCAGAATATGACTATTACCCAATATTAGGTGAGGAACTTCACGAAGAAAAAGAGGCTGAGTATGTAAGTCTGGCAGAATATGCACATATGCAAAAAGTATCTCCTGATACTGTACGCCAGAAAATATTGAGGGGAAATCTCCCTGCTAAGAAACTAGGCCGTAACTGGTGTATTCGCAAAAACACACCTTATACTGATAATCGACGAAAGAATGTATGATATGAATTACGCTGAAATCGTTAAAGCATATGAAAGTCTTCAGTCGCTCAACGAAGTATCTTATAAATTTGGAATCAGCAAGGGGAAAGTTAAAAAGATACTTATTACAGCAGGTGCGTATGAAAATGAGATTTCGAGGCGGGTAATGGAATTATATGCGACGGGAAAAAGCACACAGGAAATTGCCAAGGAGTTAAAAATAAGCAAGTCGTGCGTTAACATGTGCCTGCCATACACAAAAGGGGCTTATAGATCAGACACTCCAACAATCAATGCCATGAGGATACGCAAGTATCGGGAAGAAAATAGTTAGGCGGCTCGTTATGAGCCGCCTTTTCCTATGAACGCTTGTAAATATAATATGACTTATTTCAATCCACGTGGTTTCCCACGACCTTATGTATATAGTATAGTTCACGGAGCCGTTTCTGTCAATAGGCGGCTACCACAGGCCGCTTCATTATTTTACCATCACCCACACAATCCCCACGCCGATCAGCACCGCAACAATTGCCCCCAGCACCCGGATCGCCATCAGCTCATAGTGGATTCTCGGTATGATTCCACGCTCTCTCATCTTTGCCAGTATTTGCTCAAATTCTTCCATTTCCATATCACCCCTTAAGAATAATATCTTCGCCTTTATGTAATACTACTTTATCATACTTTATCCTACTTAACAATATTATGTCGTACATAATGCTATATTGTAGGATACGGAGGGTAAAATCATGAAACCATTGAAATCAAAAGTAAGCATAACTTTAGACGCTGATATTATTGAAAAAATTAAGGAAATGGCAGAAAACGATGATCGTTCATTCAGCCAGTATGTCAACATGGTTTTGAAAGAATATATTTCGAAGGAAAACAGAACTAAAAGAAATGATAATTAGGCGGCCCACTACGGACCGCCCTTTCTATCCTGGGCCGCTCCCCTTGTCACATCGCCTCGTTTCTTCGAGGCAACGAGGTTCCCGATCGGGAGTAGAAGGCCGTTCTGGCGGCTGAATTTTCCGCCGTGAGATTCCCTACAGCGCTTCGATAAACTTTTTCACTCCCTGATATATCTCCTTGTACGGCAGCCCCTCTACCATCAGCGTGGCCAGATGCAGCTCCACCACCGTTTCCAGCGATTTTAAGTGCATCAGCGTCCTCTGGTCTGCCTTGTCCCTCCCGCCGTTCTCTATGCCTAATCTGCGGTTTATGAGCTTGGTCAGTGACACATAATACCGATCTGCGTGCTGGCTCCCCTGTGCCCTTGCGTACTCTACAAAGAGCTTAATCTGATCTGTCTCAGCCTTACGTACTTCTTTGGTCTCCTGACGGGTTCCCAGCCACTTCTCGTCTTTCTCGGCAGCGATGTAATAACCATTCTTTTTGATGGACAGGATCGTATCGTAAACCCAGTCGTTGAAATCGTCTGCTATTGGCTGATTTGAGTAACGACATATTTCATATATTCCGCGTTCTTTATACATGAATACTTTATCGGTGTTTTCATTTTTATAAATCGGGGTGACAAATTGACACCCCGATACTTCCACAGAAAATTTATCCAATCTCTCTTTGTGGCGCTTATGAACAATTAGAACCGCATTCTGCGGCTGCTTATATTTTAACGCATATCCAATCTGTGTTCTGCTCATAAAAATATCGCCAATCTCATTTACATAAAAATCGCATTTCGTTCCTAAAAAATCTCCCTGTTTGACAAGTCTTAGTTTCATATTAATTCCTTTCTGCATCTTGCAATAGAAAAGCCCCGGGATTCCTCCCAGAGCTTCAGTCGCATCATTATTCTGTTGTTTGCTATTCCACCCACTGCACCTCAAGATTGCCCTGTGTAAGGTTGTTCGTTACCATCAGCGCCCCGTATGTCGCCATATCAGCCTTTGATGGGTTAAGCATATAGACCAGGCCTCCGATAACCGCATAACCGGTTACCATGTTCCCGGAATCGTCCACGTAGAACCACTTATTCTTATATTTTACCCAGCGCGTCTTCTGCAACTCGCCATTAATCGTAAAATGCCAGTT